AAATACGTTGGTATAAACGTCCAGAAAAGGGAAATATCTATACTGTGGCTTTAGATCCTAGCTTAGGTACTGGATCAGACCCTGCAGCAATAGAAATCTATGAAGCAAACACCACTACACAAATTGGTGAATGGAAACATAATAAAACAGATATCCCAAATCAAATAAAATTACTAGCACAGATAAACAAATATATTGCAGAATGTACGGGTGAACCTGACAGCATTTACTATTCAATTGAAAACAATAGTATCGGTGAAGCAGCATTGATTTCATTAACTGAATACGGAGAATCAAACATTCCTGGCATCTTTTTAAGTGAGCCGGGAAAAAAACGTAAAGGCTTCACCACTACTCATAAAGTAAAATTGACAGCATGTGCAAAGTTTAAGACGTTAGTAGAAACTAGGAAGATGAAAATAAACAGTAAAAGTCTAGTCAGTGAACTTAAAACCTTTGTGGCATTGGGTGGAAGTTATGAAGCAAAGATAGGTGAAACAGATGATTTAGTAATGGCATCACTATTATCAGTAAGAATGTTTCAGGTGTTGGGTGATTATCATTACAATCTAGAAGAAAGAATTAGTGACCACGATGAGTTTATACAACCATTACCCTTCTTTGCAGTGCTAAATTGATAAATAGATTTATTACTAAGAAATTTTATGCCAAAAAACAATGAATCACTAAACAAAGAACTGTATAGTTTGCTAAAAACTAGAGGATTCGATCCTATTCCAAAAGATGCTACTGGCGAAACTAGTCCAGTGCCTGATGATGCAGATGTATTTAAATTCACCTTTAAACATGACAATCAAGTTAAAGGTACAGCATATGCAACTATTGACGGAAACAACACATTAACAGTTTATTATGATGATGAGGTTGTTAGTGAAGAAGTAGGTGGAGTAGATGATGTAAATATGAGTTGGACCAACTTTTTAAAGTATCTAAAAATGTGGGCACAACGTAGACAAATGGGTTTTGATTTAGAAAACAAAGATCATTTACACAGTGATATGGCACAAAGAGATTATGTTAAGAAGCAAGAAGTTGCTGAAAGTAAAAAGAAATTGATGAGCAAAGGAACAACCATGCCAAACATAAGTGAAGGCTATTATGCTATGGGGAAAAACAGTAGTTATAATGATAACATTCCTACTGTAAAAATAATTTTACAACATTCAAGGCAAATCCAAGAAGGTGAACAACGTTATCGTAATGTTGCAAGAATTTATTTAGAGAATACCCAAGGCGAAAGATTTTTGGCACCCACTGTAAAGCCTGGCATTGCACAAGTATATGCTAGACATTTAGCAGAAGGTGGTAGTGTTAATGATGAACGTTGGAATCACATCAAATCATTATGTGAAGAATATAGCAAAATGGCAGGGTTTGTTCGTGCAGTTCGTGGAAATCAATTCAATGAATCAGCACAGAAGTTAGTAGAAGCAGGATTGAACCATTATGTTTCATTAAGAGAAACATTAGGCAAGATGCGTGGTAATCGTGGATACAATAGTTATTTTGAAAGTTGGACTCCTACATTAATGGAGACTGATGGTGATGAAACTTCCATCAATGAATTGTTTGTTCAAGAGACATTAGATCCAAGAATTGAAAGTGTAATGCCTATTCTTTCTAAATTAAGTAAGAATTTAAGTGAAGTAAAAGAAGTTAAAGAACTAGAAGAATGGGCTAATGGTTTACTTGAAGCACCAGGTGCAGAAACATTAGCCCATAACCAATCTACAGCAAAGTCTAATTTAAAGGCATTTGATTTAGAAGAAGACAGTGTAAATGAAGGTTGGTTTGCTGACACATTAAAAAGTGTGGGGAAGGCTGTATTAGACAAGCTGGCCCCAAATGATAAACAATTATTACTAAAACTACAGAGAGATATGGGAGTTCCTACAACCGCTCAACATGGTAAACCATCAATGGCAAGAATGATGAGTGATGAAGAAGTTCAAAAATTAATTGCTGCGGCTAGAAAAGTCAATGCTGGCAGAAATTCTAGTTTATCTGAAGAAGAAGTTGAAGAAAGTGGACTGCAGGCGTATTTAGGAAACAAGAAATACGGCAAAGACGGCATGGATTCATTACGCAAAGCAGGTCGTGAAGGTGCGAGCAAAGAAAAGATGGCAAAGATTCGCGCCAAATATGATAAGTTAGATGAAGAAGGTATGGATGAAGGTTTAGCTGCGTTAAGTAAAAAATTGGGTCAAATTGAAGAAGATTTAGGACCAGAACAAAAACGTGTTGGTCAACTTGGTCCAACTGAAAAGGTTAAGAAAAATAGTGGTGCTAGAGGTAAACTAGTTGGTGCTAATGAAAGTGTAGAGCAAGGTGTAGCGGAAGGCTCTGATACACAGTTATCAATTCAACAATTAGCAACAATCAGCGACGAAGCATTAGATAATGCATATGGTTATGGTCGTAGTAGTCCGGGCAATACTTTTGGTTGGCAAGCAAACCTGATGTCAGCAGCATACGCTAAAAAAATGATAGATGCTGGTGTTACAGACATTGAAAAAATTAGCGATGCTATACACAAGGGATGGAATGTAACAGCACAAAAGTTTGTTCAAAATCCTGATCAATTTGATGATACAGAAAAATTGCGTCAAGCAGGAAAATTAGAAGCAAAACTTCAACAAAGAGCCAAGTTAATGAAGATAAACTATGCTCAACTTGACAATGAAGAACAAGAAAAAGATCGTGTTGTTGCCCGTGCATTACTACAAGCAATTAAAAATCAGCAAGGTGTGGCGGAAGGCAAGTGGTCGCACAATGCTATCACAGGACAGAAACTTGACCCAAGAACAGGTGAGATTCTACCAGTTAAAGAAAAGCCATTAACAATGAAGCAAATGTTTGCACCGAAGGCACAACCTAAACTAACATTGGATGATGTGTGGCGTAAAGTAGAGAATGTAGTATCCCAAATCTATCCAGACGGTGATCCAAACGATTACATGGCTCCATGGTTAGAAAAGCATGGCATTAGAGATTTCAAGATCGGTGAAATATTAGACCGTGCCGCAAAGAAGAATGGCTACAAAGATATGTATGATTATTGGAATAGCATGGGCGAGCAAGGTGTGGCGGAAGGGCAAGAAGACCTTGATGCACTCAAAAAATTAATGGGTAAATAAACTCATAAAAAACCGCACATTTTTGTGCGGTTTACCATATCCATGATAAATACATTGATTTCTCGCTGTGAGTATGTAATACTTACGAGAAGTTAGTCACAGTGGCTTGTGACGACTATATTCAACAGAGACCATCTCATTTTTTTTTAAGGAGTAAAACAAGATGCCAAGCTTAGCCGAACTACGAGCAAGAATCGCTCAACAAGAAAACAAATCACAACAAAATTCCAATCGTGAGTCAGATAATGCAATTTATCTACATTGGAATATCCCCGAAGGTACAACTGCCTCACTAAGATTCCTACAAGACGGAAACGAAAAGAATGAATTTTTCTGGGTAGAACGTGCGCTAATCAAACTTCCATTCAACGGAGTCAAGGGTCAACCCGAAATGAAGCGTGTTGAAGTTACAGTTCCATGTATGGAGATGTACGGAGAATCATGCCCAATTCTAGCTGAAGTTCGTCCTTGGTACAAAGATGAATCACTTAAGGAAATGGCAAACAAGTATTGGAAAAAGCGTAGTTATCTCTTTCAGGGATTTGTACATCAAAATCCTCTACAAGATGATAAGAGTCCTGCAAACACGATTCGTAAGTTTATCATCAGCCCTCAACTTATCACTATCATTAAGTCAGGTCTAGTAGATCCAGAAATTCTAGAACTGCCAACTCACTATGAACGTGGTCTTGATTTTCATATCAAGAAAACTTCAAAGGGTGGCTATGCTGATTATGGTACTAGCAGTTGGGCAAGGCGTGAATCTGCTCTTACAGATGCAGAACGTCAGGCTATTGAAACACAAGGACTTTACAATCTAACCGATCTTCTTCCTAAGAAGCCAACTCAATCAGAACTTGCAATCATCAAGGAAATGTTTGATGCATCGGTAAACGGTGAACAATATGACCCAAATCGTTGGGGTAATTACTATCGTCCATTTGGCGTTAATAGCCCAAGTGCTTCTAATTCATCAACATCAAATGTTCCTCAGAACAAACAAGTAGCAGATGAAGACGAAGACACTCCTGTACAAGAACCAGTTGTTTCTAAACAACCAGTAAAGGTTCCAAGTGCAACTGTTTCTAGCGACAAGGCAAGTGATATTCTTGCAATGATCAAAGCTAGACAAACAAAAGTTGCTTAAATGATTAAAGGGAGATTAATCTCCCTTTACTTAATATTTAAGGAGTAAATTATGACATTACCAAATGAAAGGTTTCGTTCCTTAAAACAGGGACGAAAACTATTAGAAGAATTATGTGATCCAGGTAAAACACCTAGGGTCCCTAGTATTGTACGTGAAAGGGCTCGTGGTGCATTACGTCATTATCCAAGTGAACATGAACTTGAACGTATTGCAGATACCTGTCCAGAATATCTTGATAAACAAGTTTTAAACTTTTATCATACAGGAATTAAATGAATGGAGAATAAATGACAAAGCCCTTTGACCTATCAAAATTTCGTAAATCAATAACTAAATCTATCGATGGCATTAGCCTTGGATTCAACGATCCAACCGATTGGATTTCAACTGGTAATCATGCACTAAATTATCTAATCTCAGGTGATTACAATAAGGGCATCCCTCTTGGCAAGGTTACTGTCTTTGCAGGTGAATCAGGATCAGGAAAAAGTTTTATCTGTTCTGGTAATCTAATTAGAAACGCACAAGAACAAGGAATCTATGTAATTCTTATTGACAGTGAAAACGCACTTGATGAACAGTGGCTACGCAATCTTGATGTTGATACATCAGAAAATAAATTGCTGAAGATTAATATGGCAATGATTGATGATGTGGCTAAACTTATCAGTGAATTTGTCAAAGAATATAAGGTAATCCCAGAAGCCGAACGTCCAAAGGTATTGTTTGTGTTGGACAGTCTAGGTATGCTGTTGACACCTACTGACGTAAATCAGTTTGAAAGTGGTGATCTGAAGGGTGATATGGGTAGAAAGCCTAAGGCACTAACTGCATTGGTTCGCAATTGCGTCAACATGTTTGGTGATCTAAATATTGGTTTGGTTGCTACTAATCACACATATGCAAGTCAAGACATGTTTGACCCTGATGATAAGATCAGCGGAGGTCAAGGTTTTATTTACGCAAGTTCTATTGTGGTAGCAATGCGTAAGTTGAAGCTAAAGGAAGATGAAGAAGGCAATAAGATTACAGAAGTACGTGGTATTCGTAGTGCATGTAAGATCATGAAAACACGATACGCAAAGCCATTTGAAAGTGTACAAATCAAAATTCCATATGAAACTGGTATGAATCCTCATAGCGGACTTGTTGATATGTTTGAAGGAAAAAGCATTCTGCAAAAGGATGGCAATAGTCTTAAGGCTGTGTTTCCAGATGGTACAATTATCAAAAAGTTTCGCAAGGCATGGGAAAAGAACGAAGATGGTTGCCTAGACAAAGTAATGTTAGCATTTAAAAAATTGGATGCAAATGTAAATACTACATTTGAGGAGGCACCAGAATGAGTTTGATGATTGCTAACGAACTTTGGGATTTAGTAAAGTCTCATCTTAACCAAAACGATACAAAAGAAGTAGCAGAAAATATGGTAAGTCTTTTTATTGATTATGGTTATGATGCCGATGATATCAAAGAATCTTTTAAGGACAAAGTAGTACTAACTGCATTGAAAGACTATTTGCAAGATGAAGATTTTAATGATATTGAAAATGATGAATCAGATGATGAAGAAGACGAAGAATGGTGATGCATGAATTGGCATACGAAAGTTTCGGAAAATCTATCCGTTATCCCAGACTTTATATCGCATTATGAAAAAGAACTAGAACAAGCTAGAAAAGAGGTAGGTATATATGGCAAGATTGAAAAAAATATTGCCAATCTACCCGGTATCACTGAAGAACGTTTTAACCAGCTTCAAGAAATTGAAGCTGTTTTAAATTACCTCAATATTCAACTTAAAAAGATTCGCCGAAAACATTTTCAAAAATTTCTTGAGGCGTATAATCGTGAATTATCAAGCCGTGATGCAGAAAAATATGCAGATGGTGAAGATGAAGTTATCGATTTTGAAATCTTGATAAATGAAGTAGCACTAATACGTAATAAGTATTTGGGTTTGCTTAAAGGATTAGAAAGCAAAAATTTTATGTTAGGGCATATCACAAGACTACGAACTGCTGGTCTTGAAGATATAACTATATGAGGCAATGTAATGAATCTAATAACAGTAGATATCTTTAATGAAGATTATCAACCGAAACGGCAGCCGGACACTTTTTTTGAAAGTAAAGTAGATACATTGGTTTTATCTTGTGCTGTGTATCGCCATAACAATACATTTGGTATCATGGATTCTATCGTAGACTCTGCGTTGACCCATGCCGATTATGTTTTAGCATCAGCAATTGAACAGTTTTACAAAAATAAATTAGTCATTGCTAAACTTAAGGGCAAACATCTAAGTAAATTCAAAGAAGATTTGCTGACATTTTTAACCTCGGATAGAAAAAAGGTATTAGTTGATGACATTCCAATGATCACAAGTTTGCCTAAACTGTACAATGAAGATTTGGAAGTACTTAAGGTAACCGAGTCTTTGAACAAAACGTGTGAAGATAAAACAAATCTTAAGTTTAAAGGTACTTTTACCTATGTAGGTAAAGTTGATAAAAAACACAAAAATAGATTTTCTTGTGAGTATTGGTTTAAAGATGCAAATAACAATGCCTATATGACTGAGATTGGTAAGAAAAATCCTTTGTTACCAATTTGGGAAAAATCTATTTCTACGTCAGAAATAACAGTAGAAGGCAAATTTAAATATCACGATAGCGATTTTCAGTTCCATAAATTTTCTCATTTTAAGGTCCTATAATTTGACAATAAATCCTCTGTGCTATATACTGTGAACACAGTAAGGAGCACAGACATGAAGACTGGTCTTTTCAATGCAAAGCATCACGCCCATGTGGGTCCCGGTGGCTGGCGCTGCACTTGCTGCGGCCCTGCCCCCAAGCATCGTGGTGTTGTTGCAAAGCAACACCAGCGCAAGATCGCCCGCATGTTGTCCAAGCTTGAACGTGATGTTCAGGCTTGACAATAAATCCTCAATCTAATATAATGTCTTTCTAGACAGTTGAAACACGGAGCACACATGTCTACTATTCGCATTCTCAATGGTTCTTATCGCAACCAACCCGTCAAGAATCAAGTCTTTACCCTCGTCAAGGGCTTTCAGACTGGCAAGCTTGGCAACTACGTGACCGTCAAGAATGATGGTCAATTCAATATTGACATTGAGTCTGTCAAGGTCAAGGTTGAGGCTATCACTGACATTGAATATGTCAACGGTATGCCCGAGCAGGTTTCGGTTCACCCTGTTGCTCAGGCTGTTGCCGAAGTTGTGTCTGAGACTGATGAGCAGGCTATGGATCGTATCAAGGAGCGTTTTGGCATCCTTGATGAAATGAGCGGTGCTTGCATTGCGGGTGATATCCGTGCAATGATCGTCACTGGCCCTCCCGGTGTCGGTAAGTCGCATGGTGTTCATACCCAACTGCAAAAGGCTAGCCTTTTTGATAAGCTGGCTGGTAAGAAGCCCCGTTTCGAGATTGTCAAGGGCACTATGTCTGCGATTGGTCTGTTCGCATTGCTGTATAAGTATAGCGATTCCAAGAATGTCCTGGTGTTTGATGACTGCGATATCTGGGAAGATCAGGATGCTATCAACATCCTGAAGGGTGCATTGGATTCGGGCAAGACCCGTCGCATTTCTTATAACAAGGACTCTCGTCTTCTGCGTGAGGAAGGTGTTCCCAACACTTTCAATTTCAACGGTTCTATCATCTTCATCACCAACAATAGCTTTGATAACAAGCGGGCTAGTAAGATTCAGCCGCACATGGAGGCTCTGCAATCTCGCAGTCACTTCCTGGATCTGACTATCAACACCGATCGTGATAAGATGCTCCGCATCCGTCAGGTCTATCGTGATGCTGATCCGGGTCTGTTCGTTGATTACGATTTCTCTAAGGAACAAGAGGTTGAAATTCTTGATTTCATGTGGGAAAATCGTAGTAAGATTCGTGAGATGAGCCTGCGTATGTGCCTCAAGCTGGCTGATCTGGTGAAGATTAGTGCTTCCAACTGGAAGAGTCTTGCACGGGCTACTTGCGTTCGCCCTTGATAAATACGTGTGGCAATGTCAATAAGCCCACACACTAACTACATTGTGAGGTAAACCATGCGTAAGTTTAAGGTTCAAATTATTCAAAATCCTACAACCAATCGTACCGTTATCCGCGAACATTTTTTTGACAGTAGAATTGAAGCTTTGAAGTTTTCTGTAGATTTTAACCGTCATGACAATGATCCAGCAGTGTCCAAATACCTACCTAAGGCTGAATTTGTTGGTCCGGTAAATGTAAATCCTTAAAATTTTTTGTAAAAAAAGTTTGACAAATATTCCCAAAATTGTTATACTGTGAAAACAGTAAGCAAACGGAGTGTCTGAAATGACTTTTCAATTCGCTAGCCAACAAGACGCTGACATGTTCAAGACTCTCAGCGGTCTGGTCAAGTTCAATAACGGTCAGTTCAAGAGCATCAAGCAGGCGGATTTTCTGTTCAAGGTTTTCAGCCGTGAAAATCTGTGGGACACCGCTTCCGCTAAGAACCTGTTCAATGTGGATCTGACTGAAGGTCAGGTCATGGTCGCCGTCAATGCCTACGTTCGTTGGGCTGGTTATGGTACTCGGAGTGTCCGTCCGGTGACCTGGAAGTTTGTGGTTGACCGTGAGGGTGTGGTTGCTCAATACAAGCTGGGCTACGTGGGCGATATGCGTAGCGGCACTAGTCCTGATCCCAGCAAGACTGAATTGCTTTGGAGCCGTCAGGGTGAAATTACTCCGCTGGAGCGTCCTGTTGTTGTCGCGGAAGCTACCACTAGCCAGCATATCGGCGAAGTGGGCAAGCGTATGACCTTCAAGGGTGTGGTTAAGTTTGTCAAGACCTTTGATCGTCCCAAGTTTCATTACTACGATAGCGGTGTTGGTTACATCACCCACGTGGATGTGGATGGTTCTACCGTCGTGTATTTTGGTTCGTTCGGTAGCGAATATGAAAAGGGTTCGGCCGTTGAGTTCGTGGCTACCGTCAAGGAGCACGGCGAATATCAGGGCGTGAAGCAAACTGTTGTCAATCGTCCCCGGGTTGTTTAATTTTACATAGGAAGAACATATCATGTATCGCAGTCAATCTGAAAAAGATTTTCACTTTATGGAACGTATGATTAAAATCATGTTCGGTGTCGCAGCCACAATTATTGTCATTGTTTGGATTGCAATGATCGCATTCTGGATCTTTGCAGGCACTACCGCCGTCAAGGCTGCCGATCAAGTTGAACAACGTGGCCTCAAGGCTGTGATTGAAGAAATCTGGTGCGGTCCTAATAACAAGTGCTTGTGATTTGACAAATAATCGTTTTGGTTTTACAATGTCACTCTAGACAGTTAGATAACGGAGTAGATGAAATGAACGGACAACCTGAAGCCCTGCGGTTAGCTGATGATCTTGAAATTGATTACGCTGGAGAGGTTGTGGCATATAAATCTGCTGCCGAACTGCGCCGCCTGTAAGCAGCGAATCAGGAACTGATTGCAGCGTTGAAAAATGCCGTTGCCGTGATTGGCCTTGCCGAAAATTCAGTAAGGTGCAACTACTACAGATACGAACGGGAATTCCGCGCTCTTATTATCAAAATTGAAACTCAGTGAAGGGAAACAAAATGTCTGAACGTAAAATGGCTACGATCCGCAAGATTGATGAAATTCGTCCGATTGAAGGTGCGGATGCTATTGAAGCCGCTGTAGTTGGCGGCTGGGTAGTTGTCATCAAGAAGGGTGAATTCAAGGCAGGTGACCTTGCCGTCTACCTGGAAATTGATTCTTGGGTTCCTCATGCTGTTGCTCCATTTCTCAGTAAGGGTCAAGAACCCCGTGAGTTTAATGGTGTCAAGGGCGAACGCCTTCGTACGGTGAAGCTGCGTGGCCAGGTCAGTCAAGGGCTGTTGCTGCCTATTGAAACGGCATTTCCTGGATCTGACCGCCGTTTCTGGTGGAGTCAGGTGAATGTTGATATTAGTGAGCGGCTTGGCATTCAAAAGTGGGAGGCTCCTATTCCTGCTCAATTGGCTGGTGATGTTGAAGGAAATTTTCCTACTGTAATTCCCAAGACTGATCAGGAGCGTATTCAGAATCTCACTGAAGAACTCAAGACTTGGCAAGGCAACAGTGCCTTTACTTGGGAGGTTACTGAAAAGCTCGATGGCAGTTCTATGACTGTATTCGTTCATGGTGATCGTGAAGGTGTTTGCAGCCGTAATTGGGCACTTAAGGAAACTGCTGGTAATACTCTGTGGGCTGTGGCTCGGCGTGAACAGTTGATTGAAAAGGTTCGTCAAACTGGTCGCAATCTTGCCCTGCAAGGTGAATTGATCGGTGAAGGTATTCAAGGCAATGCCTACAACGTCAAGAGTCAAGATTTTCGCTTGTTTGATATCTACGATATTGATCGCGGAGAATACCTCGGCCCAGTAGAACGTCGTGTTTTTGCTGAAACTCACGGTATCAAGCATGTTCCTGTGATTGCTACTGAAATGGTGATTGAAGAATGGGTTACTGGCTTGTTGACTATGGCTGATAGTGTTAGCACACTGAATCCTAAGACCAACCGTGAAGGGCTGGTGTTCAAGTGCAATACGTTTGGTGGTCCTAGTTTCAAGGCAATTTCCAACCGGTGGCTCATTAAGAACGATGGTTGATGAATAACCCTACCTTGAGTGGGGTTATTTTTGCCATATCTCAACAAACAGGAGTAAAAAATATAATGAATAAAGAACTCGGTGCTGCTATCTTTTATTGTATCATTACTTTAGTGGCAGCAATATGCATCTTTGGCATTGCTAGGGTAGGCGCCTTCTCTTCGGTTGTAGAAGATTGCCGAAAGTTAGGTGCATTCTATATAGGTGGTACAGTCTATGAATGCCAGGAAAAGAAAATTGACAAATAATATGGTATTTGTTATACTGTATTCATGATGAACGCAACGGAGAGCAAGATGTTTGATATCTATGTCTACGAAACGAACTATGGTGATCTGATTGGTGTTGATCCTGCTTACGATGCAGACTCCTACAAGGCTGCTGCACAGCGTTGGGTTAGCCAACATGACCAAGGTTATACCGTAAAGGTCGTTGACACTGAGGATGGTGTCGTGGTCTATACGCTGGGTTGACAGTATTTTCAGCCTGTGCTATACTGTATTCAAGTTAGAAAAAAGGAGCAAACGAGATGACTGGTTACACTCTCCAAATTTTCAAGGTGGTTGATGGAGTCAAGGAGCTGTTTGCTGAGGTCCGGTATCCTTATGCTTCTGGTACCGAGATGATGGACACCATCTACGGTGCTCGGCATTTCGGTATCGCTACCTATTTTGAACGTCTGAATCTTCCGAAAGAAAACACCTACGATCTTGACTTCGTTAAGATAAATAATTGACTATCCTCAGAAGGAAACAGTCTATGCGAATTAACGAAATTAACAATACCCCGAAGATTTCTCCTAAAAAGGAAAGGGCGCTCAAGAAAAGTATTACTGCAATTACTAAAGAGTTTCCCAGAACTTTCAAATCCAAACAATACAGAATTACCACAAACTGGATCAACGAATTCAAAGCACATTTGGAAATTCATATTGACAGTCTTGCATTACAATCAGACAAAAAGTCCTATAATTTTTTGGTTAGCGATGTAGAAAGTATTTTGAGACAAAACGAAAATATCTCCAAATACACTTATTTGGGTGGCGCTGATCCCTACGGGCCTAAACCCTTGTTTCATTATGCTGTTTGGGAGTTGGTATTCCCGTACAATCTGTAATATTTCTTCTTGACAATAAATCCCAAATCGCATATAATGTCTTTCTAGACAGTTGAGACACGGAGCAAACGAAATGATCAACGAAGCAAAAGTCCTGAAAGTTGTCAAGTCTGTGACCGATACCAACGCTTACTTTTACAACGGTACCTTGTTTTTGGAAACTGTTAACAGCAAAATTGCTGTTCGTGTTTTCAATGCAATTTGTGAAAAGATCACGACCGCTGTTGCGTTTGGTAAGTACGATGAAAAAGTGACTACCTACGATTTTCTCGGTTGACAATAAATCCCAAAACTCATATAATGTCTTTCTAGACAGTTGAGAAACACGGAGCAAATTCATGAAGATCGTCATCAGCACTCAAATCCGCGAAAACTACGGCGCCCACGATTGGGATGGCAAGGGTGCTTGCCCGCAGTACTGGAAGTGCAAGGGTGGCGACACCTACGTTGTCCCGAACCTGACGGTTGCTCAGGTCCTCAAGGTCAAGGATCAGGGCATCCCGACCCTGAAGGCTCTGATCGAATCCCGCAATGAGGGTTTCGAGGAGTACGTTGTTGATTGGTCTATCCTCGATGATGACGCCAAGGTCTGTGATGAGTGGGAAACCCCGTTCGAACTGTTCTGGGAACAGGGTCGCTGGGTCGCTCGGCGCACCGTCGACAACGGTGAGTACGGCTACATGCGCCGTGAGGTTGCTAGTAAGTCCGAGCAGTATGACATGCTGATGGCTGGCGGTCGTGAGAACTACCGTGTGGTCTATACGATGCGTAACGGTGATTCGGTCACCGGTGAGCAGGTCTCGGAATATCTTTCGAAGGCTGCTTGATTCAGGAGTAAAAATGAATATTCGCAAGTGGTTTAACCGACATTTTGACCGTAAGGAGCACACGGTGGGTTATATTGTTCGGGACGAAAACGGCATCATGCTGATGGAGATCAGCAATGTCGCGGCACAGCATATCATCCGAGGTTCGAAAGGTCGTTTTCGTCCATACAAGACAGACAGCACCACTGAGACAGTGGTCTTTGAACTTCTCGAAGACACGGCATGGCGCATTCCGATAGGTCAAATTTTTCTATGGAGTAAGACTCTGTTGATCCCAAAGGTTGATTGACGGAATATAGTACATACGTCGAAACAAGGAGTAAAAAATGACTGAACAAGAATTGCAAGATCATGTAAAGAGCGGCAAGAGTCATAGCCGGCTGCCCGGTAATTCACTGGCTCCCTACAGCATGGGAGCGCGTCCTGTGCAGTGGTATCCTGCTCCACAAATCATGTGCCGCGATGGATTCACGGTCAGTGTTCAGGCTGGTGAGTATTCTTACTGCCAACCGCGAAACAATGATGGTCCCTACACTCACCTTGAACTGGGCTTTCCCAACATGCCGGACGAATTGATCCAAGTTTACGCTGAGGATCCAGACCAACCCACTGATACAGTGTATCCTCGGGTACCAGTAGAGGTGGTATTGGCACTGATTGTCAAGCATGGCGGTCTAGTAGAAGTTATTGATCTGTGAAAAGGAAATAAACTATGAACACCATTCTCGTATGGATTTTGATCACGGTAGGTGGATCTAACAGCAACCAAATTGTCTATAGCCAGCCCATGGTAGATTTGGAATCTTGCCAACGCCTGCAAAAAGAGGTTAAAGGAATCAGACCCACCAGCGACATTCGCGCCCAATGTGTCCAGATCCGAATCCCAAAATAATAAAACATTTGACAATAAATCCGTTTGGACATATAATGTCACTCTAGACAGTTAGATAACGGAGCAAGAAATGACCTATCGGATGTTCATTGATGACGAGCGGTTTCCGCCGAACGATGGTTTGGATTGGGTCATTGTTCGTAGTTCTGCTGAAGCCATGAAGATGGTGCTTGATCGTGGTGTGCCCAACTTTATCTCATATGATCATGATCTGGGTGGTGAAGACACTAGCATGGTCTTTATCTACTGTATGATTAATCTCTATCTTGATGGTGATATCAAGGTGTTCCCTACTGAGTTCGTGGTTCATAGCCAGAACCCTGTCGGTTCCCGCAACATCAACAAACTGCTGCTCAGTTTTATTGAAGCCGTTGATCCTGTGTCGGCTTGACAATAAATCCCAAATCGCATATAATGTCTTTCTAGACAGTTAGATAACGGAGCAAGAAATGTTCGCAGATACTAAGGCAGTTCGTAAGGTTCTGAAGGCTTTCAATGTTAGCGCATTTGCGACTGATAAGAGCCGGGGCAACCTTTCTGATGAAACGGTTCGTATCGTTGTTGCTTATGTACTCAGCAAGCAATTGTTTGAGGACATCAAGCAGGCGTTTCTGGATCTGGGCTATACGAACAAGGTCTACTTCACTGGCGACGCTGAAGGCTTTCTCTACTTGCGTGTCAAGACTTTTTTGGCTTGACAATAAATCCCAAATCACATATAATGTCTTTCTAGACAGTTAGATAACGGAGCAAGAAATGCAAGTTGGTGACATCGTTAAGAGCCTGGATTTCAACGGTATTGACAACTGCTACATGGTTGGCAAGGTTGTCGGCATTCATCATGACGGCACGTTCCGTGCGAAGTTCATCAAGCGTGTTTGGGAAGGCGTTGAAGATCGCAAGTTCAAGACTGATTTCTTCACGGCTCCGCAGCAAGGTCAACATATGTTTGATCGTGCTCAATCTCCTCGTGTCATTGTTGTTGGTTAATCTTTAACTCAAAGGAAATAGAAATGCATTCTCATCAGTATGGTGTTTGCCCCGTGTGCAACGGCACTGGCCGTGTCCCGGCTGGCACTGCCAAGTATAAGGAAATCACTGCTGGCTACGACAAGGAAACCGATACGCTTGCTTGTGGTAATTGTGGTGGTCAGACCATGAGTTCAAAGGGCACTGGTCAGGTTCGTCTGCGTCCTGATGGTACGCCGTGCGAACACAAGTATGTGGCTCATGTTGCAGGTCGCTGCTACGTGGTCTACACCTGTGAACACTGTGGCGATAGCTACGGTATTGATTCTGGTGATTAATCAGAAATTTGTCAGTGTGTGTTTTTTCAATCTAAAGGAGTAAGTAAAATGTCTAAGGTTTATTTCATGCATGTTCGTAACGTTGACACCCGTGATCGTATCAGCAACTTTGGCGGTGCTACTATCGCATATCGTGAAGTGCCCGGCGGAGTAGAATTCGCTGAATCATGGTGCAGTGATCGTGATAATTTCAATAAGGCCTACGGTCGTGCTAAGGCTCAGGGTCGGCTGAATAGTTCTAACTATCGTCGTACTTTCGCTGGATCATTTATTGAATTCCGTCAGGCGATTTCTGAAAATCGAGTGTTGTAACCCATGTTGAAAGTTATTCTTTCATTCTTGCTTCTGTTCGGACTATTTTTCTTTGGTATCAAGGCATTTCGCTATACTACCGAAAAAGAAAAATGGCAGTTGACAAAATTGATTGCCTTTAGTACACTATGTGCTTCGCTGACAATGGTAGCTCTAGTGTCTATTGTGCTAATCTTTTAAAAAATTAACTTGTTCCTAAGAAAGGAAATTGTATGAAGTTGTCTGGTATGGATATTGTTGGCCGTGTTGCCTACTTTGCTCTTGGCGTAGCTGCTGCTACTGCTTTTATCTTTGCTGTTGTTCTCTGAAAGGAAATATAAAATGAAGCGTATTTTTAGTGTTGGTATTCTTGCCGCTGCTGTTCTTGCTACGGGTTGCACTCGTATTGAAACTGGTGAAGTAGGCGTTCGTGTGGGCTTTGACAAGCAAGTCAAGCCCGGTGAACTTCAACCTGGTAGTTTTAATCAAACCCTTGTCGGTGACGTATTGACATTCCCGGTAAAGGATGTCAATGTGGCAATTGAGAACATGACTCCTGTTGCTAAGGACAACAGTACCATGAAGGATTTTGATGTTGTGGTAGTTTATAACATCAATCCAAATCAGGTAAGTGAAATTTATTCTACTAAGAACAAGGCGTTTCACGCTATCACCAAGGATGATGTTTATCTGATGTACAATTATGTAGTGCAAAATGCGCGAAATGCAGTTTACAAGGCTGCACGAAAGTACGATGCGCTAGATATGGGCGACAATCGTAGTGAAATGGAGAACTTCATCAAGGAAGAAATTGTTCGTAATTTGACCGAAGAAAAGCTTGATGGTAGTATTGCTATCAGTCAGGTTCTGATTCGTAACGTTGTTCCTGCTGATTCGGTCGTAGCAAGTGCTAATGACCTGGTTCGTGCTAAGAATGAACTTAAGCAAAAAGAAGTTGAAGTCAAGACCGCCGAAGCTGAGGCTCGCCGTATGGCAGCACTGGCTAATAACAGTCAGAGTTCTATTGCTTTCATGCAAGCCCAGGCCACTTTGAATATTAGTGAAGCAGTAAAAGCGGGAAAAGTTCAGACCATTATCATCCCAAGCAATCTGACTATGCTAGGTAGTGTAAAGTAATAACTAGCATAGCATTTGTAGAAAGGTCCTTTAGGGACCTTTCGCCATTTAGATAAATATCTAAATGCACCTAATAGATATATTTGAAGCTAGAAAAAATCCTGATCTTAATCCTAAAGTATCAGTAAATCAATACATTGACCAGGCAATGATCACAGCAGGCAAATTACCAGGTTCAGATATTACTAATCTATTCATTAGTTTTACTCAATTACCTAAGTTGGGTATTAATCCTAGATCACATTACAATACACCATTAGGAATTTATGCCTATCCAGCAGATTATGTAGTAGCATCTACTCATGGAAGATATTCCATGGCTACTTTACCTTTTGCTGGTAAACAACCCTATGCTAATATTTTTCAAGGTCGTGGTAATATTGTTCATTTGAATACAATGAGTATACAGGATGAATCTCTCTATAATAATAAACTTTGGGCTTATGCTAACCGATTGCCCAAAATAGATTTCACCAAACATTATGCTCCTCCTGGCAAAGATTGGCCTGACATTGTAGACAACACAATCAATGCCGCAGATGATTACGCAAGGGAAAGTAGGTCACCAGGTGGCAGATTATGGTATACAACTTGGAAATTAAGTGGCTATATAGAGACATATCTAAAAAAACCTGCATCACTAGCATGGAATGAATTATTCAGACAGGTATTAGGTATTGATGGTTGTGTTGATACGGGTAAAGGAATTATACATCCTAGTGAACCCACACAGGCTGTATTTTTTAGTTTGGGTGCGACTAAACTAATTACTACTGTACAAAACAAATATAGTCCTGAGCAAATGTCAGCCGGCGAAGACCGTGGTGTAAAGATGAAGGAGCAATTAGAAAGATTGCGAGATGCACTAGAAGAGAAA